CTCTAGGAGTTCTATACTTAGAATTAAGCCTTCAGATAATTATATTTTTTTAAAATATGGTTTCCTTGTTAGTTATCTGGAGGCCAGAGTAATGTTCGTAAAATGTTTTATGAATGTTCACTTGCGAATTTGTTTGCAAAGGAGGTAGATAAAAACAAATGACTGACATAACTAAATATAAGAATGTTTCTTTAAGTAAAGAAGCTTATGAGCAACTTAAGAAACAAAGTAAACAAGTTACTGATGTTGAATTAAGCATTAGTAAAACTGTTGAGTTGGCTTCAAATGTCCTTCAAGGCATTATTGAAGACCCTAAGTGGGTAAAACCTTTAGTAGGTTCACCAGCATATCAACATTTTAAAACGCAACTTATAAATGAGAATAGAAAAAATAACTAATAAAGTTCTTATCGGAGTTGAAAAACAACTTGAAACTCTAGGGGTTAAGTATAAGGAATTACACAAAATTGAAATTCCTGTATTTAATCCAATAGAGTCCAGATTAAAAAACTTACGCTGTCAACTTGCAAAGTTAAATCGGATTAGGTATAAAAAGTTAAACATTGATTCGACTGGCTCAGGGAGCCATTTCTTGAAAGGAAAGGGAGCTAAAAAGGGAGGTTTGATGAATAGTAATATTCATCGAAGCTGAGATGTATGTGTATGAGTAAAACGTTAACAATTAATAAGAGGTGCAGATGAAGTATAAGAATATAGATTGTACTGTTGAGAATCTCAGGAAGTTCAAAACTTCCTCAGAGTATAAAGCTAGCTTTCCTAAATTCTTTGAGTTCTATATCGACAAATCTAAGGATGAAAAAAGTTTCTTCTTTAAGATATGGAAGTTCAGGTTGATAGTATCTATTGACCGGCTTATTCCAGCAAGACTCGCTGGAGTTGAGTTAGAGAAGAATAAAGCTATATACAAAAAGACAGGCACAAATACTGTAGTCAAACTACTTGACTAGCGTAGCTATTACTATATAAGAGGTATATAGGATAAACTAACAAGCAAGTGGAGGACATATGGCGAACTTTACAGAGGTAGCATCTAATTTTTTTAGATTAGCCTTAGATAAAAAGTTCAAAAACGGCTGTAGTCTCAACTCAGTAATTTTGTTTGATGCAATTTGTCATTTACCAAGTGATAAAATGACAGTCGAAAATGCAAATAACAAACTGTATGAGATGTATGGCTTTAGATTTAATTCCGCCACACTCAGTAGGAACAATACTACTTTGATGGAATTAGGTTTAATTAAGTTGGTCGAAACTCAGGAAGACCGAAGATATAAGGAAATAAAACTAATAGCTCCTAAAGGAGTGAATGTTAAAAAGCTTATGTATCAGTCTGGTGAGAGAGTGTGGAAATATAAATAATGTGAGGTAATAATAATGGCAAGAAGAGAAAAAGGCACAGATAAATGGCGAGCCGATATACAAGTTAATGGCAAGCGTAAAACTAAACTTTGTGCAACAGAAGAAGAGGCTAAAAAACTAGAAGCTCATTATCAGCATCAGTTGATAGATGGGAAGCCTTTAAATAAAGTAAGAGCAATCTCTCAAATTACTTTAAAGCAAGCATTTGAAAATGTTTATAATAATCCGGAGACTGGTTGGCAAAATAGAGGTGAACCTACTCCACACGGAAGAAAACAAAAATATTATGCTAATGCTTTTTATGATATGTGGGGTACAGACAAGCCTTTAAGAGAAATAACAATAGATGATTGGCACGGCTTTATTGACCAGTTCGGAGATTGGACTGCGACTAATAATAGACGAGCTTGCACTATGAATAAGATTTTTAGTCAAGCTTATAAAGATGGCCACATCACTGTTAAACATCTTTTAAAGATAAAAAGAAAAAAAGAAAAACTAACTAGAGTCAAAGCTTATACAAGAGAAGAAGAAGTTTCTATTTTGAATGAGTGTGACAAGTTAGGTTATCTTGACTTGAAGGATTTTGTTATTTGTCTAATTGATACAGGAGCTTCTCCAGAAGATTTGAGAACTGCTGGAGTAGGCAATTTAATAAGAAATCTGGATGGTACAGTTACGTTTAATTTTGCTAGAAGAAAAACTGGAGTACCTGTTCAGGTCGGCACTAGAAAACGAACTCAAGATATATTAATAAAAAGAAGTAACTCTAAGCAATTCTTTATGTCAAGCTACAGAGTGTTGTATAATAAGTGGAATGATATAAGAGAGAGGCTTGGAAAGTCAGACGATAAAGAATGGGTATTCTATACTTGTAGACATACTTGTGCTTCACGTATGGCTGAAGCTGGATTTACTTTGACTGAAGTGGCAGACTGGTTAGGTCACGCACCAAATAGTCCAGTGACAAGAAGATACATTCATTTCTTCCCAGCACATAAAATTAATATTGCTAGGAAAATGGATAAATTTGAAGAAACTCTTAGTGCAGTTCCAGTGCGAGCTGTGCACAGAGTAAAATAAAAACGTTAATGAGGTAAGGATAATTGGATTTTAAACTCGACAAGGACTTAAAATCTACCTACACTTACCTCATATAGAAAACTAATACTCTAGCGTAGCTAGATTGTAGACTATTAGCGGTCTTTTAACAATGTATCGCTTTTGTTTCGTCTCCTACGCTAGGGGAAGAGATGTGTGCACGGATGCACGAAGTCTCTTTAACAACAACAATGAGGTAATAATGATAAAACTATTTGAAATAGGAAGTGAAGTAAAAGACGTAGCTAAAGGCTACGAACAAGTTGAAGCTGAGAAACAACTTGAACAAAAGATGATTGAAGATGGAATCAAAAGATTTCATAAGAACATCCAAAAATCTCAGGCCAGAAAAAATGAGGCTACTGGTAAAGACAAAGAGCCGACTGAGAGTACAACAATCTATGGTCAGCACTTATTACAAGAAGCTATTGAACCAGTTAATATTGAAATAGAAAAATATTACGCAGATGCTTTCAATGGTCATTCTAAAAAATATGCTAAGTCAGCAGAACTATTGTGTAAATGTATTCCTATTAAGGAACTTGAAAATCCTCACCACGAGAAGTGGGGAGCAATTAGTTTAATAGCTTTAAAAGCAATATTAGATTCAATTACTATTGGATGTACTCAAACTAAAGCTACTGTAAAAATTGGAAATTCTTTAGAGGATGAAGCAAGACTCTTATATTTTCAAGAGAATGACTCTAAGACCTACAGTAAAACTAGACATTTTTTAAAAAGTAAAAATGATTATCGCTATAAGAAAAAAGTTTATGTCTATGCGATGAATAAACATAATCTTGAATATGGCCACTGGTCTAAAATAGAGAAAGTTCAATTAGGATTTACTCTTATTGATTTAGTAATAAAAGCCACTGGTCTAGTTAAATTACAGCGAAGAGTAGAAGGAAGAAGAAACTCTCCGGTCTATGTAGAGGCTACAGAAAAAACTATGGACTGGATTAAAAAGAAAAAGCTTCATTCAGAAGCACTTAAACCTATGAGAACGCCTATGATAATTGCTCCAAAAAGTTGGTCGAATCCTTTTGATGGGGGTTATTTAACTCATTCATATAAACCTAAAACAACGGAGAAAAAATAATGCACTACAATTTATTCAAATCAAGAAGTAGAGCTTACTTAGAAGAAATGAACAACAGAGCACACGAAATGCCTGATGTTTATAAAGCAGTAAACGCTATGCAAAATACACCATTTAAAATTAATGTTAAGGTGTATCAAGTAGCAAACACTATATTTCATAATGGAAGTGTAGTTGGAAAATTACCAAGTACAGAGAATATTCCACTACCACCAAAACCATTTGATATAGCAACAAATGAAGAAGCTAGAAAAAGATGGAAGAGGAAGGCTTCTCAAATACATCAAGAAAACGCAACATTAAAATCTAAAAGATTGTTGATAGATAAACTAATATGGGTAGCAAACGAATATCAAAATTATCCTAAGCATTATTATCCAATGCAATATGATTTTAGATTAAGAATATATTGTGTTCCTATGTTTTTAAATCCTCAAGGTAATGACTTATCAAAATCATTATTATTATTTGCGGATGGTAAACCTTTAGGAACGCCTGAAGCTCTCGATAAGTTAAAAATACACGGAGCCAATATGTTTGGTGAAGATAAACAAACTTTAGCTAATAGAGTTAAATGGGTAGATGATAACGAAAAAGCTATTATAGCTTCAGCTACAGACCCACATAATCATTATGATTTCTGGGGTAAAGCTAGTGAACCATATCAATTCTTAGCATTTTGTTTTGAATATCAAGACTATTTAAGTTCAAGAAAAGGCTTAGATTTTGTAACTCATTTAATTTGTTTTAGTGATTGTACTAACTCAGGACTTCAAATTTTCTCTGGAATGTTAAGAGATGAAGTTGGGGGAAAAGCTACCAATTTAACTAATGAATCTACGCCTCAAGATGTTTACCAAGAAGTATCAAATAAAACTATAGAACATCTAAAACAAATGCCGGATTCTCAATTAAAAAGGATGTGGCTTGATTATGGAATAAACCGGAAAACAACTAAGAAGGTCACGATGTGTGTTGTTTATGGTTTAACTCAATATAGTTGCAGAAGTTATATCGAAGAACATTTAGAAGATATGATTGAAGAAGGTAAACCTTGTCCGTTTGTTAAAGATAAAGATACTTCTCAAGCAACTGGAATACCAACTGTCTTTAATGCGACTTACTACTTATCCAAATTAGTATGGAAATCTATTGGTGAAGTAATTATTTCAGCTAAAGAATGTATGGTCTGGCTTCAAAAAGTTTCAAGATTAGTTTCTGATAATGGATTGCCAGTAACTTTCACAACTCCAACTGGAGCTATAGTTCAAATGAATTATCACCAGATGAAAAAACAAAGAGTTAATACAAGAATGGGTGAATCTATGAAAACTAAAAAGATTACTATTCAACATTCAACTCATAAAATAGATAAAAGGAAAGTAGCTAATGCTATTGCTCCTTGTTTTGTTCACGCACTAGACGGAGCTATTTTACAAAAGTCTGTTTCTAAAGCTTCTGAAAAAGGAATAAAATCTTTTGCTTGCGTTCACGATTCATTTGGAGTTTTAGCTCCGGATGTTAAGAGTATTAATGATTGTGTAAGAGAATCTTTTATAGATATTTTTTCTACTGAAAATATATTAGAAAATTTCTGTAAAGAGATTACTCCTCAAATACATAAGGACAAGAGACATCTAATACCTGAGTTACCTAAGATGAGAAACCTAGATATTAGCTTAGTTGCTAAGTCTGATTATTTCTGTTCTTAAACTCCTACGCTAGAGTAGACAACTGGACACTCTATGACAATATTAAATTGTCGTTTCCAATAACTACTAGGAGGTACACATATGGAAAAACCTAAAACGTACACTTCTCCATTTGGAAAAGCTATTTATCCTCATCTTTCTAAAAGTGATGTGAGATTCAAACCTGAAGGCGAATATCACGTAGATTTAGAAGTTGATGCAGATAAAGCTCTCGAACTTGTTACTTTAGTTGATAAGTACGTAGAGAAAGCTTTTGAAGATGAGAAGAAAAAAGGTAAGCGTAAAAACCTGAAGAAGGCTATGCTTCCTTATAAAAAAGAAGATGATAAATACATCTTCAAATTTAAAATGAAGGCGAAAGGCACTAACTCCAAAACTGGAGAAGCCTTTACTCAGAGACCTGCAATATTCGATAATGAATTAAAACCATTATCTAAAGATATTATAGTATGGGGAGGCTCAACTCTAAGAGTGAGTTTCTTTCCAAGAGAATGGTATACGCCTTTATTAGGTGCTGGTTGTTCTCTAAGACTGAAATCAGTACAAGTTAAAAATCTAGTTGAAGGCTCATCAATGAATGGCTCAAGTCAAGGATTTGAGAAAGTCGATGGAGATGCTTCAACTAAGAATGAATCTGATGAAGAAGAAATTTCGCAAGAGAACAACTCTTCAGCAGACTTCTAAATTTAAAAGTAAACTTGAGGAAGAGTTTAATAACTTTCTCTTAAAAAAGAAAATAAACTTTCTTTATGAGAGCTTTACTATCTCTTACCTCAAGCCTTCAAGAGCATCGAGGTATACTCCAGACTTTAAATGTTTATCAATAATATTTGAAACTAAGGGTCACTTCGTTACTTCAGATAGGAAAAAACATTTACTTATCAAAGAACAATATCCTAATTTAGATATTCGTTTCGTATTTTCTAATTCCAAAAATCGCATTGGAAAAAAATCAAAAACAACTTATGCAAAATGGTGTGAGTTAAAAGGATTTAAGTATCACTGTATTGCAACAACAAAAAAATTCTTACCAGATAACTGGATTAAAGAAATATTAAAAAATCAAAATGCAAATTCATAAATATTACGAAAGTAGAAAACTAGCTAGAGAACGCTGGAGAAAATCTGAGCACGGAAGAAAGTGGACTCAGAATTATATGAGAGCTTACAGACGTAGGCCAGAAGTTAAAGCTAGATACCACGACTATTACGTTAAAAATAAATTGCATTGGGGAAACATAACACAAACTAAAAATCAATATTTTAGAGATAATGATTTTTTACATTCAACAAACACAGAGAGGTTTATAAATTATGAGAAAAACAACTGATTATATTATTATACATTGTTCAGCTACAAGACCATCACAAGATATTGGTTTTGAAGAAATCAATCGTTGGCATCGTGCTAAAGGTTGGCTGAGCTGTGGCTATCATAGAATAATTAGACAGAATGGAACTGTAGAGCAAGGAAGACAGGATGATGAAGTTGGTGCTCATTGTAGAGGAAAAAATCATAACTCTATTTCAGTTTGTATGGTTGGTGGAGTTAAAGAAGATAACATTGAGGCTTGGGAAAATAATTTCTTAGGAGACCAATGGACAGCATTAAAAGAAGTTATAACAGAATTACATAACAAATATCCTGAGGCGGAAATTTGCGGACATTATAAATTTAGTG